TAAGATGTCCTGTTTCTGCTGCAGATCTGCACTCAACTTAGTATAAGCAGAGTTAAGTGTATCCATGTTATCAGTAATCTGTTTCTTATTACTTGATATCTTTTGAATGATCTTATCTTTATGGTCGTGTTGGATGCCTTGCTCACATGATGGACACGTCTCATTACTTGTAAAGAACTCGATATGCTCATCAACTTGTGTAAGCTTTTGTGATAGCTTATTCATGTTTGACTTACACATCTCAATGTTCTTATCTACTTCGGCTTTCTCATGCAGTTGCGTATTGAGTGCCTCTACATCTTTGTTAAGTAGATCCACAAGCTGCGTCTTATCGTTTATTTCAATGATGTTAGCATCGATCTTATCACGTAACACCTTAACGTTTTGATCTTTAGAGTTTTGTAATGAATCGATTAAACTCTTTTGAGCTTTAGCTTGTTCAGTGATGATACGGATCTCAGTCTCGATAGCTGATAGACCTTCTTTGTTCTCAGCGATCTTCTCTTTGAGGATCGTATTCATAGTGGAGAATACCTTGATGTCAAGGATATCTTCGATGACTTCACGGCGTTGCCACACGGGTAACTGCATGAACGGTACAAAGGAAGCAGATCCTAATATCACTACCTGGGTGAAGGTTTTATAATTAAGTTTTAGGATCTGCTGTTCGAGGACTTTTTGATAATCTTTTACGGCTGCATCTTGGTTGATGATGGTTCCGTTCTGATATATCTCAAAGATATTTGGTTTGACACCACGCACGACTCTATACTCTGTAGGACCAATAGCAAACTCTATCTCAACGACACAGTTCTTTTGGTTTATAGAGTTGACGAGTTGGTTCTTGTTGATGTCACGAAATGGTTTATTGAACAGAGAGAAGGTAAGTGCATCAAGGATAGTGGACTTACCTTCCCCGTTCTTCCCAACTATTAAGGTTGTTGGGTGACCATTGAGTTCTACTTTGTTTGGAACATTGCCAGTTGATAGAAAGTTTTTCCAACTGACAGACTTAAATATAATCAAACAACCTCCTGGTTGATGGCTTCAAGGTACAAGCCTTTTACAAACGTTTTAATAGATTCTTTATCTCCGTCCGTTTGGACGGAATCAATATAATTACCAAGAATACTAAGAGTATCCTCGAGATTAATTTCAGCATCGATACTTCCCTCACTGAATTCAGAGAGGTCTTCGATAATCTTGACTTCATATGGTTGTTGTTCGTACATCATGTTAACGAAGCGATCAAACTTGTATAAGTCTGTCTTGTTTACTACTACTAACTTGACGTATTTGTCCTTTATTGTTATTGTATTTAGATCTAATGGTTCTTGATCTTTATCATTATACTCGATCTTCTCATGTATAGTGAATGGGTTTTGGATAAATTCTAATTCTCTTGTTGATGTATCAAATATAGAGAAACCTTTTGGATCCAATGCATCTTGCCATGTCATCTCATATGGTGTACCCACATACTCAATGTTCTCAGCCTTTGATCTTGTATGATAATGACCTGACCATACACGTTCATACTTTGCAAACATATCATGCGATAGACCTTCTTCAGAATGCATACCACGATACATCGGGAATCCAGCAATCTCAAAGTGACCAGCACAGATATCAGATTTACTAGCATCTATAAAGTCGAATACTTCTTTCTCGTTCTCTTTACAGATCCATGGAATAAGATCAAATGTAGTACCATCAATATCTATTGTACTCGGTTTATCAATTAAAGTAAAATTATACTCGCCTAATATAGATCCTGTTGAAGATACAGCAAGTGATTCTTTCCAAAATATATCGTGGTTACCTAATAGGGTATAGAACTTGATTGGTCTTTTCTTTAGCTCATCGAAGAAGTACTTCTTACATTCAACGAGTGTATTGAAGTTGATAAACTTACGGCGATCAAATAGATCACCTAGTTGTATTAGATGTTCGATCTTATGTTCATCGAGGTATGGGAAGAAGACTTCATCATAGAACTTCTTCATGTACACATGGAACTTTAACGAGTCACCTCGCGCTCCAAAGTGGGTGTCTCCTAATATAGCTATCTTACTCACTCAGATCTCCGAAAGAATCATGTGTTAAAAAGTTATCAAGTGTTATTGGATCTTTATGCGTTTTCTTTTTCTTTTTCTTCTTCATACGTTCTTCAAAGCCATCATCGAACGTGCCGTGTTGCTGCATGAACCCGATGTAGGAGTTCTCAAAGTCTTCATCATGATCTGATCCTTGTGTTGCAAAGGATTCTACTGTTACATCGCGTATTAGTTTACCACGAATATAAGATTGTTTCTTTTCTTTTTCTATACGACGAAGGAATGCATAGTAGATGATCTGTGTAAAGTATGCGAATGGATTGGATGATTTTTCTGGATCAAAGTTATCAAAGTACATGATGCAGTTCTCGATGCCGTCGAGGATCATGTCGTCTTTATAGCTATAGTTAATGAAATTAGGTCTATTAGCTAACTTTGTAGCTATTTTAAGTATGCATTCACCAAGATAATTTGATAGCTGTGGTTTAGGATCTCCACATGCCTCAGCTTCTGCAACCGCTTTCTTATACTTCTTAACTGCTTCAAGAAAATCTGGGTTGTTAACGTAATGCTTCTTAATCTTTTCAGCCATTCAATTCACCTTATTAATATAAAACCATTATACATCAATACTGGTATAATGTACAATTAATATCTGATCATAAAATAATTTTACATTAATTGTACTTTGTAGTATTATGACTGTATGGGGTCTTTCATGTGGTTAGTGTAATGTTTTAGTACCATCTAGATGAATTGGTGGTAAATCATCAATGTTATCTGACTCAGATACCTTATCTCTAAACATCCTTTGTAACTTGTCTGTTAGATCTTGCAGTTCGTTCGGGTCATAAGCCATGGGGTTTTCGGCTGTCATCCCAACAAAATCATCTATAGCACGATTGTATTCAGCTTCGTATCGGCTATCTAGGTCTTTCATGAATATAATTTGGTGTTTTTGAAAGGCATACTCATCGTCTACTGCGAAGTAAGTATACGGTTGAAGGGTAATAGATTCGGCTAACTGGCCGGATGGGGATCTCAATGGAAAACGTTTAACTATCATAGGAAATAATACAGAGATTTGATAGTCATCCTCACCAATACAATGAGCAACTAACTCTTCACTGCTAACTAACTTAAATACAATATATCTATCTACGTGCATAGTTGTACCTCGTGGACTTTATAGTCAAACTTCTCTTCTGAGTAGATCTTAACGCGTTCAACAAAGTGGTTCAATGTATGGTTTTTTCTCGATTTATATTGAATGTCATCAGCTATATCATATAGTTTTAAGTGCGTCTTACCATCCTTTAATCTCAACCCACGGCCAATAGATTGGAGGTTGCGGATCTTAGACTTAGTAGGACTTGCAAAGATAATGTTCTCTATGCTAGGTATATTTATACCCGTTGAAAACGTAGCATAGGACGCCACGATGATGGTATTACTATCGAGCTCGGTGTTCTTACGGATGTCTTCGCGATCAAGAGTCTTCACATCTCCATGGACAATATAAACATTCTTGTTAGGTGCCTTGGCTTTGATAGCCTCATATAATGGGATACCGTGTTTCTCTACAAATTGGAATAGGACAAGAGTATTACCTTTACAGTTGATAGCAAGGTTACGGATGAATTTATTCCGCGTGTCGTTAGCTATGAGGAACTGCATCTCGTCTTGATAAGTATGTTCTTTACATGCCTTACGAACTTCATCTGCATACTTAAGTAAGATACAGTTGATGTCGATATTAACGACCTTACCAGACTCCATTAGTTCTTTTGTGGTGGTTACCCTATGAACTGGACCGAATAAACCTTCTAATGTAAGTTGGTTGATCTTCTTATTATCGATGGTGCCTGTTGTACCTATACGATATTTAACATGCTGCATACGTTCCATGATGGTGATCAATGATGTTGCTTTGAATTGATGAGCTTCGTCACCAACTATGACATCAAAGTTTGCAAACCACTGTTTAGGTTGAGTATAGATGGATTGCCATGTAGTTATCAAAACGTTCTTAGTAAAATCACGGGTGAAACCCGAATATAGTTTTTGGCAGTTATCTTTAACTGACCATTCATTATGTGTTGAGTAATCTTCGAAGTCTGAGTACATCTGCTCTACTAACGATGTGGTAGGTACCACGATGATGGTCTTACGATCCTCTTCAAGATGCCATCTCATTAAGCAATAGATCATAAAGGATTTGCCTGAGGCAGTAGGTGATAGTAATACGGTGCGATTAAGGTTGAGTGCAGTCTTTACTGCTTCGATCTGATAATCACGCGGTTCGATAGGTTGACCACGACCATATAGATCTAGATCATATATGTATTTTGATACTTGTTCAGTAGTGTAGTTTTGAAGATCAAGCGGTTTTGGATAATCATCGGTAGGATTGAACGTTAGTTCGTAATTGTTTCTTTGTGCAAATTCTAAGACATACTGATATAGACCAGCGTATAGCGTCTTCTTGATTAATGAATACAGTCGAACCTTACCGTCCCACAACCTAGCTTTAAACTTAGGCGTAAACCTTGCACCAGGAACTTCGTAAGTAAAGAATGATTCTAGTTCTTGCTCACACCCTGCATCACCGTATACACGGATGTTTACTTCATTAATCTTTTCAATAATTAATTTCATTAATCAATAATTATTCTAGATTTAGGCTCTTCTTTTTTACAGTTACACTTTGGGTGTTTTGTTTCTGACATGATACAACATAAGGTAAATAAAAACCACCAAGGACTCCATCCACATACTTGAACTAAATATGCTGTACCAGCTAAGATTACTATATTATATATCGATACCATTTTACATCCCCGCTAAAAATTTTTTCCATTCAATACCATTTTTAAGTTGCCAATCTCTTGCTTTGATTTGACCTAAGATACCTTCGAGTAGATAGCCCATAGTCTCGAGGTATTCTATACGAGTATTTAAGGCTATTAGATCTTGATCACCTTGAAGGAACTCGTCCATCTCATTCTTAAGTGGTTTGATTAATTGATACTGTTGCCAACCTAACTCAGTCAACTCTTCTCTTGATAGTTCACCGCGATAGTATCTAAACTTATTCTTACGTAGGATATTATAGTCACCTCGAGCCTTTGTAAGCTTGAGCTTGACGCCTACCATAAGTTTGATATACTTGGAATGGACCTTAGCAGTCTCAGTCGATGCTTCACCTAGATGGTTATCATCGATGATACTGTCTTGCTCCCACATTGTTTGGATCTCTTCGATATTCATAATATACTCACACCATTTAAAATTACATTATAACACAATAACTAATTAAAGTACATAGCCTAACTAATAGTATAATAGGTATATCCAAATGTTGCAGATCCAACCAGATATTGGATGTCGTCTACATTGGATTGAAATTCAATAGTACCAAGAGAGACGGGATGGAGGTCTACAAATGATATAGCTTTAACTGGTTCATTGTTACTGCCTAATATGACCAATGATCCGTCAGAAAAGTTACCGAGTAATGTTCCAAACTTTGGAGTTACTGGAGTGCTAGCTGTAGTACTGCTGTTTGCTGCAGTTTTAACCAAACTTTCGTACTGTAAATAGTTTTGTGGGAAACCTAAACCGGCTAACCAATTCCATAATGCAGTATAGTTAATCATATTCTCATCGATGATGAAGTTAACTGTAAGATCTGCAAAGGTAATTAGTTCACCTGGAACTTTATTTGTAGAGAACGGTGTACCTACATTAATATTATCTAATGACATGGAAGGTAGAGTTGCAGTCTGACAAAAGAATGAGATCTCTGGCAATTTAGTAATAGACAACTTAAACCCAGTTGGAGATAACGGGTTAATGTTATTTGGTATAGGACAATTTGGATTAGCCATAGTAATTCCTTAATGTTATATACTATTTATATATAAAAAAAGGGACTCTTGCGAGTCCCTTTTAGTTTTAACGTAGTTCCCTTACGGGTATTCTTACATTAAGTTAGTTACTGCAACCTTACGGTAGTAGTAGTTTTTGTTAGCTGTGATAACTGTTTGATCAGTAGTACCATCATCCAAGTTAACAAATGGGTTAGCAACAATACCGTAACGTGTCTTGAAGCCAATTTTTGGTTGGAATGTGTTAGGATCAACAGCTCTAACCAATTGGAGAGGAACGTATGGGCAATAGAATAAACCAGCATCAAATGCTGATGTACCTTTGTAACCAACTACAAAGAATTGAGCGCCATTTGCAGATGGGTTGTTACCGCCTGAATATGGATCAATATACACTTTGTATTTACCATTTAAAACACCAGCGAATGTTGTAGATGCTTCGTCAACATTTAATGATGTGTTAAGAGCTGGAGCGTAATCTAATACACCTGCCATAGCCAATGCTGATGCAGTGTCTGATGAACAGATGATGAAATTACCACGACCACGACGTGTTTGTTGAGCAATCGCATTA